TCACTTAACCACCACGCGCTCGATGCGATGCACCAGCGGAGATTCCTTGTCGCCGCTGATCTCGATTTTCTCTCCGTATTTCTTTGGTGCGAGTTTTGATAACAGCCACTTGCGAGTATCTACCTGGAGTTTGTGCTTTTGCACAGCGGCCCAATCCTTCCGGCCATCGGGGGTTTCTCCGACGTCGACGTCGGATAACTCCATGACCTCGTTGGCGATGCGTTCGACGAAGTTTTCCCTCGCGCGTGCGTAGGCTTCCGCAAGCGCAGCGTCTTCCTCCGCCCAGCGCGTGAACGTCTGCATCGGCACTCCCGCCTGCTGACACGCCTTAAAGCAGCTCATGCCAGAGTCCATCGCCTTGATGACCTTCTCCGCGACTTCGGCCCGCTCCGGGCTGCCCGGCTTGGTTCGTTTGTTTGCCATCTCTTTCTCCTATGTTAGTGACCACTCAGGGACACAGGGACGCCAGGGACGTCGATTTCCATATAGGCTACGCGCATTCACGCTTTCGTGCTACTCGCGCTCTCTTGCGCTCTCTTTCTATACTATTCTCTCTTTTATATATTCAGTGTCCCTAGTGTCCCTACTGTCCTTTTCTTTGTCAAATCAATGACTTAGCGCGGGACACATCAGTGGCACTAGGGACGGTTGCGATGTCCCCAGACATCTGGCGCCAGCAAAGAGCGTGTTCCGTTGGACTTCTTGCTCATGTTCCCATTGCGTGACCTGATCAGGTGAGCGACTCGAGTGGCCTCCGCTTGAGTGCAGGGGTCCCTGCCGAGCTCGGTCAAAATCTCGGTTGCAGACCTCCAGCGCCATGTCGAAGACGGCTCATTCCAGCGTAGGCCGGACGAAATCAGCTCCTCAATCGGGTCGATGACCTCATAGGTCTTGTTGTGCTCTTCGAGCGATTCGTGCTCCTCGCCTTGAAGCGTCCAGGGCTCTCCAGCCTGGTACAGCGTCAGGACTTCCGCCCACAGCTGCTGCATGTCGATGCCGTGGTCGTACTCGATGGACTTGCACTCGATCACCCAGAATCTGCGGTTTCCTGTTTGGTCGTGTAGAAACTCTCGAGGATTCACACTAGCGAAGAATACTGTGCGCCTTGCAAACTCTGATTCCTTGCGTGCATAGGCTCTGCGCAGAATATCCTTGTCGCGTGTCAGAAACGCCTTGAGCTGGGCAATATCAGATTTTCTGAAGGTAGCGTCCAGTTCACCGAGCTCGACCAGCCAGTGGCTGACAACCTGCTTCACGCTGTCGCGGTCGTCTGGCCGCAGCATCATGCCGTCCTGGACCACTCCGAGGTCTTTCGGCACAAGGCGCTTGAACCATGCCGTCTTGCCCATGTACTGCGCACCCTGGAAGACCAGCACGCCGTGCGCTGACACGCCGTTCGGGTTGAACGCAGCGGCCACGGCAGAGATCAGCCAGCGGCGCATGATGGTGTTTTTCAGCGCCTCATCGCCGTGCGATGCAACGGTGTCGTAGAGGTCTTGCAGGCGGCTGTGGCCGTCCCATGGCTTGCTCTGAATCCAGTTTGCCACTGGGTTGTGCAGGTTGCGGTCAGCCATGTAGGTGATGTAGTCACCAACCTTGCCGGTCGGCATGCGCAGGCGCTCGCACCATGACATGAGCCACGCGATGCTGGCGTTGCCTCGGTTGTCCAGGCTGAAAGCCTCGTCAGGGATCATGATCTCCTCTTCCTTGGAGATCACGTTGTATCTGACGGTGACGCCAAGGCGGCGGCATATCTCGGCTAGGTTCTCAATCGTGGACAGCGCACGGCCACGGTACTCATCTGGCAGCGGAGCGTTGATGGCCGTGATCTCGCCGGTGTCGGAGTCGATGATCTCCGAGCCCTGCTCCGGCGATGCGGGCCGAGTGCGGTTCGCAATGGCCACCGCAGGGATCGTAGGCCGGCGCGGTTCAGGCTTCATGCCAAGCTCGGCCGCAGCAGCCTTGACCGCCTTGGTCATGTCACCACCGTGCTCGTAGTACCGATACAGATCGAACGCGCCCACCAGCTGGCCGCTCTCGTCGCTGCACAGCGGATCTGATGCGTGGTGAATCCAGGCCTTGTCGTCGAAGATCACCACGCCGGCCAGGCCGGTGCTGGAGTGCGGTGAGAGCCACCGCTTGCCCTGCTGGCGGTAGCCGTACTGCGCGAGCGCAGTTTCGATGCTGTGCGCTTGGTCATAGGAGTCGATGACGCTTGGCGTGGTATCGTTCCCTGACGGGATGCGAGGTTTCGCAGGCTTCGGTGTCGGCCGCTCGGGAGCCCATGGGCACAGGCCCTGCAGTTGCGGCTTCAGAGCGTCCCAGTTTTTCCACAGCGAAAGCAACCACGCTGGCGGCTCTGGAATGACGCCGTTGGGTTTTGTCAGCCAGACGTAGGGCTGGCCGGTGTCGGGGTGGACGCTGGGAGGCAGGACGTCCTGGCGTTGCTGCGTGTCGGCCGCACGAATCTCGAAGACCGTAAAGCGTTTGGCCGTGTCGTCCTGCTTGGGCCACGACAGTGAGTGATAGGCCAGCGTCTGGCCCTCTGGCACGCGGAACAGAAGCCGCATTCCTGGCGGCTTGCCCTGGATGGTCGGCACCTGCGCGGCCAGTTCGTCGATGTCCCATCCGAACTCTGCGCAGATGATGCGCATCGCCTCGAGGTTGTCGATGTCCAGACTGCAAATCCTGGAAGGTCCGAGTGCAACACCGATGTTCCAGTCGGGGTGCCTGTCGTAGTAGGCCTTGGCCTGCTCCGAGGTAGTCAGGCAGTCCTTGAGTCCCCATTCGCTTTTCAGCGGGCGTTTTTTCTTAGGCGGCAGCGGGACCAGCGTCAGGCCGTACTTCCGCACATAGGTGGCGGCGAAGTCTGCGGTGGTGGCCATGGTTAGAACTCACTTCCAGAAGACCGCATGCGCTCCCTATGCTCTGCATGAGCCTGGACATGATGCTTTGTGCACAGCCAGACAACTAAAAGCGGCAAATCATAGGCCACATGATGTGCTTCAGATTGCTCCAGCCCGCAGATTTCGCATGGAAGTCTTTTCAACTTCCCGTCTCTGATCGCGTTGCTTGTGATCTGTCTTGCGAGCTGCCTATCTGGATGCTTTTCGTCGTAAGCAATGCAGGCCTTACGGTGTGCCTTTTTTCCAGCATCTGAACGTGTGTATTTGAGACGGGCTTCAACCGCTTGCTGTCTTTTGCTTCGCAGCCTGTCGTATGTTTTTATGCGCTCCAGATTCTCTGCTCTGTGCTTTTTCACCCTACTGCGTACACAAGCCTTGCACTTGTTCAGATGGCCATCTGCCATCATAGGATGAGCGTAGAACTCAGATAGCGGCAGCTGAGCGCTGCATTCTTTGCAGGTCTTCACTTGCATTTCCCTTATGCAAATCCCAGAAAAAGATGGGGCGCAAGGTGGGATGCCTTGTGTTCGGTAGCTAGCCTAGCCCCTCTTAAATTATCGCTTAGAACGGGACCAAATCGTTCTCCATGTCGTCGAAGTTCGTCTTCGGCTTCGCCGACGCCTGGCGCTCCCGCTCCGCCCGCTCCCGGATGGCAATCGCGTCACGCTGATCCTGGGTCATACGGGGTGCAGGCGCGGCAGCTTGTGCAGGGGCTGAGGCGTAGGCGGCCTGTTCGTCCTTCGGCTTGACCGACAGGCTCATGTACTTCTGGCCCGCCAGCTTGGTTCCTTCGCGCCCCTGCTTGATCCAGGCCGAAAGCCAGTATTCGCGGCCCTCGACGTTGATGCTGCCACGGTAATCCGGGCGGCTTTCGTTGCCCTGCTTGTCGTTCTTGGCCAGAAGGCCGCTGTTCGTGTTGTCGTAGCTCATGGTTCCTCTATGGTGATACGGCTGCGCCGCTTGGTGATGGGCCTGCGGCCCAGGTGAAACAGGTGGCAATGAGGGCAGTGGTAAATCTGCCGGCTCTTGCCGCGCCTGGTTGATCGTTGTGCTACGCGCTGGGCCTGAAGGAACGACGCAAACGCGATTTTTCCAGTGCAAGCACTGGCGCGGTAGTCGTCATCGACGGTCATGCCAGCAACGCCTGCGCATCCTCAACAGACCGGCAAACCCCGGCCACACCGCCGGCCTGGCGGATCGTGGCGAGAAACTCCTCCTGGCCTGGACGCATGCGGCCAGTGGCGGACTTCACCTCAATGGCCAGGGTGCGGCCGTCTTTCAGCACGCCCATGATGTCGCTCATGCCCTTGGCGGTGTTCGCCCGGATATACCGCGTGCTGCCGTCGCGGTTGCGCTCCTGGAATGTGCCCGAATTCTGCCGCCAGCACTGGACGACCTTCGGGTGGCGCTTCAGCAGCGCCATGATGGCCTTCAGAATCTGCGCCTCTGTAGGCTGGCCTGACGGTTTGCGCGGCCCGCGCTTGGCCGGCTCAGGCGGGATGTCCAGCAGCACGCGGGGTTTGTTGTTCATCGCCGCGTAGAGGTCCATGGTCGCTTGGTTGCGCAGCATCTTCTCGCGCAGGGTTTCACGGCCTCTGGTCACCATCTCGCAGCCTCCACATCCTGATGCGTCTCGCGCAGATACCGCGACGGCAGCCGCTTGACCGTGCCGCGCAGCACAGACTCAGGCAGGCCGGGAAACGGCCAATCCTCGCGGATACGGGCCACGCGCAGGGTTGCTACGCCGACCTCCAGCACCATGGCGTCCTGGCCATCTGACAGGCGCACACGGTCGCCTTGTTTCACGGCTTGCGACCCTTCAGCTTGCGGCAGGCGGCCACCAGGCGCTCGACCAGCTCAAGCCGAGGCGAGTTCTCGCCGTGCCGCAGCCGGTAGATCGTTTTGATGTTGACGCCTGCCTCGGCGGCCAGCGCTTTCGCGTCAACCTGCTTTAGCTGCTCTGAGAGTTGTTCACGGGTAATCATGTGGCGGATTCTGGCATGAATGTCTAACGCTGAACAGACTTTTATGTCCCTGCGTTTTGGTCAACAATGTCTAAAGTAGTGGACACGCTTGTCCAGTGAGCGCAGAATTCATTCCATCGCAACACGCAACCGGAGACGCAAATGCAAACCCAACTGCTACAGCAAATCGCCAAGCTGCCCAACACTGTGCTGCAGCCGTACCGCGACGGCGGCGGCGTCATGATCATCGAGACGATGCCGAACGGCGTACGCCAAACAGGTGTCTGGCTTGATCGCCGCAGCACCGTCGAGCGCCTTCAAGACTACCTCACAGCACGCACAACAGCCTGAGCAAACCATGACCTCCAACCTCCGCCCCATTGACTACGCCTTCGCCGCCGCCTTCGGCATCACCCTCGGCTGCATGCTGGCGGCCTTCATCTGACCCTCAAGGAGACCACACCATGAAGAAACTCATTCTCCCCGTCGCCCTGTGCGCCATGCTCATGTCCGGCCCTGCCATGGCCTTCATGACGCTCAAGTCCTGCAAGATGGTCAACACCATGCAGGGTGTTCGTTGGCTCGGCGTGTACTGCGATTCACAGCGCAACTGTGTGCAGCAGCTGTTCGCCGAATATTGCCCCTACATGATCTGAGAGGAGCCCGATCCCATGCAAAACCTCACCACCTACGGCCCCGGCGACAGCGCAACCTGGGGACCGTGCACCGATCCACGCGACCCGCGCTGGGACGGCGACCGCGAGCCCAGCGACAGCCACCGCGCTGATGCGGCCGACGAACTGCTGGCCGATGCCTGGGCCACCAGCGACTGGCTCATTCAGAACGTGCGCCAGCCAGAGGGCGGCACCACCAGCATCGCAGGCTTTGAAGACCTGGACATGAGCGAGGCCACCGCAGACCAGCTCTGGACGCTGATGCTCACCGGCTCTGATGCGCAGTGCCTGCACGCCAGGATGGAGCTCAAGGATCGCATCCTGCGCGACGAGCGCACATGGATTGATGACCGCGCCATGGAGCTCATGGCCGACAGCATGAACGATGACCCCTATCACGATGATCCTCACCACTGGTACTGAAAGGACCACAGCATGACCACCACATTCAAGGCCCACCGCTCCACCACCACGGCGGAGTTCGGACACACGGTTTTCATCATGAGCAGCGGCGCTGGCAAGCTCGACTGCAGCATCTGGCTCACCGACGAGGAAGCCCTGCAGCTGGCCTCTGAGCTCCGCGCCGCGGTGGCCATGGGCTCGGCAGTCGCCGATGCGCCCGCAGAACTCACCACCACGGAGGCAGCATGAGTACCGCAAGCCTGACGCAAGGCACCGAGGAGTGGCTGCAGGCCCGCGTTGGGCGAGCCACCGCGTCGAACTTCAAGCACATCCTTGCAACCACCAAGAAAGGCGAGCCAACTGCCGCCCGCACCACATATCTGTGGCAGCAGGTCATTGAGCGCCTGACAGGCCAGCCCGCGCCTGTAACGCGCACAGTGGCCATGGCATGGGGTACTGAGCAGGAGCCCGCAGCCCGTGAGGCATATCTTGCTGCGCACATGGTAACTGTCGACCAAGTTGGATTCCTGCCGCACCCAGTGCTTGCCACAGGATGCAGCCCTGATGGACTGGTGACAGAAGACGGGCGCCCAGATGGCCTGATAGAGATTAAGTGCCCATTCAACAGTGCCAACCACCTTGAGACGTGGCTTCATGGCATGCCTCAGGATCACATGGCACAGGTTCAGGGTCAGATGTGGATCACGTCACGCGCCTGGTGCGACTTCATCAGCTTTGATAGTCGGATGCCGCCAGACCTGCAACTTTATGTTCAGCGCGTTCCGCGTAATCCCGAATTCATTGCGATGCTGGAGGCGGCGATCATCCGCTTTCTTGGCGAAGTCACCGACACGGTGGCAGCGCTGAAGGCAAAGACCTCTTTCTGATCATCCACTCACAGGAGTTTCCCGTATGTCAACTGCACTCGTTCCCGTCGATCAAGTCGAGCGTATGGCTCTGGCCGTCGCCAAGTCAGGCCTGTTCGGAGTCAAGACACCAGACCAGGCCATGGCCCTGATGCTCATCGCACAGGCCGAAGGACTGCACCCGGCTATCGCAGCCACTCACTATCACGTTATCAACGGCAGGCCTACTCTCAAGGCAGACGCCATGATGGCCCGCTTCCAGACAGCTGGAGGTTCTGTCCGCTGGGGCGAATACACCAATCAGCGCGTGGTTGGCACGTTCAGCCACCCGCAAGGCGGCAGCGTGGAGATCGAATGGACGCTGGACATGGCCATCACAGCCGGTCTGACCAAGAATCCGACCTGGAAGTCCTATCCGCGCCAGATGCTCCGAGCCCGCTGCATCAGCGAAGGCATCCGCACCGTGTTCCCAGGCGTGGTCGTCGGCACCTACACGCCCGAGGAGGCCGAGGACATGGACCCGCAGCAGGCCCAGCCAGCCGCGCCGCGTGACATGGGGCCGGTGGTCGAGGTCGCAGATTTCGGCAGCATCATGCGCCAGATCGACGCCGCGCAGACCATCGACGCGCTGAACGCCCTGCGGCCCGTGATCCGCACGCTGGACCGTGACGCCCGTGCCGAGGCAATGGACGCCGCCCAGGTGCGTGCAGGCCAGATTCGCGCAGCGCAGGCGCCTGTGGAGACGCTGGAGGCCGCAGATGAGCCAATCTGATTACAGAGAGACAAAGGCCGCCTCGTCAAGACGATGGAGCCACCGCGTGATTCTCTGGACCGATCCAGAGACCGGCGACGAGCGACACATTGTCGTCAAGCCGGTGATCCACCTGGACGTGGTGGCCGACTGCCGCACCCGTGACGCGGCAGAGAAGATCGCTGCGGATCTCAACGCGAGGGAGGTGGCATGACCCGCGACGACATCATCCGCATGGCGCGGGAGGCAGGTTTTTCTTTGAAATACTTCGGAGAGCCGCCAAAACCTTACATACATGTTTTCGGGTATGGCGAAGCTCTTGAACGCTTCGCCGCCCTGGTCGCCGCTGCCGAGCGCGAGGCTTGCATAGACCTAGTGGCCATGTACGGTGGCCCGGTAGATCTTGAAGCAGCCATCCGCGCAAGGGGGCAAGCATGACCCCCCGCCAAGCCGAAACCCTGGCCATCATCCGCGAGCGCCAGCCTGTGGCCATGGCTGACGTCGCATTCCGCCTCAACTGCGAGAGCGCCACGGCCCGCACCTACCTGCACCAGCTGCACAAGGCCGGCCTGATCGTGCCGTCCAGCAGCGGCCGCTGGGCACGCTGGCGCATCTCACCGCCACCGAAGCCGCCAGAGCCCGAAACCGTGGCCCTGCAGCGGGCTATTGAGCAGGCCAGCAGCATCTGGCACTACGCACGCCGCTTGCGTGCCATCAGTGGAGTATCAGCATGATCCGCATACAGAATCCATTTCGCACACCGTCAGAGCAGGAACTGATCGCCATTGAGCTCGACCAGGCCCGTCGCGGGCTGCTCGAGGCGCAGACCGGGCGTGATTACGCCAACGCGATGGTGATCTATCACGAAAGCAGAATTGACCGATTGCGCACGAAGTTGGAGATCATGAATCAGGAGGCCGCCGAATGAGCTGGGCAGAAAACGAATTGAAGGTGATCCGCTGGGCGGAAGACCGCAGGATTATTCCTAACAGCACACCGATGGCGCAGGCCATTAAGACGCTGGAGGAGGTGACCGAATTGATCTCTGCGCTGCACCGCAACAACCGCGAGGAGGCACTCGACGCCTACGGGGATGTGCTGGTGACGCTGATCATCGGTGCCGATCTGGCGGGCTTCGACCTTGTGGACGCGCTGGCCAAGGCGTACCATGAGATCAAGGATCGCAAGGGCACT